TCCCGCCGAAGTCAGACGCACCCGATTTCCTTGACCGCATCCTGCCGTTTCCATTTTACCCATCCTAAACGCCCTCAGTTTCGTGTTTGGCAGGCTTAACCGTTACTTGAGGTACTGTAGACACCCCAAACTCTGTTTCAGCTTCCAGCACCCTCCTACGAGGTTGTGGAGCAGCATACGCTTTTCTCGCGTGGTGCTCACAGTAGGGCAACCCCGAAACTTGTTGCCTGCCGCAAAAATGAAAATCTGATTCTCTTGGATTGCCAATCGGCCAACGGCAATCGCCAGTCTCCAAGGTTTGGATCGTTTTGCGTTCAGCAATCGGGACCACAAGTTCTTCGGCCGGCTCGACATACGGTTCATCTGGTAGACCCTTAAAAGTCTGTGGTCCGCCCCCAAATGCGAACGTCCGGCTTTTGGTTGCCGCTGTTGGTTGCTTGGCCGGCACCGCCGTCTTGACCGCTTTTGCCCCCAACAGACGACCATTTTTCTTTTGCCGCGACAACCGGCATCGGCCGCTCAACCCCAAACGATGAATTTTCCCCAAAATTCCGCTTCGGCTAATGCCAGATCCTTGAAAAATAGGCGATTCTGCTATTTTCAGCGCACTCAATCCCGTCACCGTCCAAGCGGTTGTTAGGAATTCAACGCGGGCGTCAGTCCAGCCTTTGGTGTTCATTTTTTCGTCCCCATCCCAGTCTCTGTGTATTGATCAATCGAAACTCCAGCCCGAATCAAAACGGCCAATCAGAATCAACAGTTACCGACAATTTTCCGACCCGCAAATCAACATCATCACGCACTATTTTTCTGACAACTTCCAGCGCTTCACCCGCGCAACGACCTGCATCAGCCCACAATTCAGAGCCGCTAAACCGGAGAACATGGCAACCTGCTAGCGTGAGCTTCCGATCACGTCTTTTGTCGCGCCTTGCTTGCTCTTTAGTTTTTTCATGAAACTCGTGACCATCACATTCGACCACCACGACGATTGGCCTAACGCCACGCGAACGATGCCGTACAATGGCAAAATCAACCCGATACTCGCCAACTTGAACTTGTGCGGATGCATGCATCATGCAATCGCCATCATCAATATAACCCTCAAGTTCTTCAATGGAATTATCGGAGTGATATCGCGGATGAAAGACAAGTTCCTTCGTCCAAGACGAACGCGACCAAAGCGCAAGCGCAAATAGCTTTTCAATTGGGCTATCAACACTATCAACAACCTCGCGGGCGTCCCACGTCCGCATCGCCATTCGAGCACTCTCGCATGCGATTTCATCAATCTTTTGTTCAATCGAAACCATCAGTGAGGCTCCTTTGAAATTCCATCTGGCGTGTACTTGTCCAGCAACTTCAATTCTTGAATGATTTCCTTGGGAACGACGCAGTTTGGATGACCGGGAGGCGGACCCAGTATTTGAGGTGGCCAAATCCCGTTAGCCTTCTCTGAGATGCCCCTAAGCCAGTCTTCCCGCGTGACTTTTTCGACCCTTTTTGGGTTTTTGTACCAAGGCTCTTGCGGCAGGCCATCCGCCCCAATGGAATTGTCCGCGTAACCCTCAAATCGACGATATTTGATGTACCGCTCAGCATGCAGGCATCGATAGTTTGGATCTTTGCGGCAGAAGTTTGCGTAGTTCGGCAGCGATTGCGTTGCGGCTTCGCGGTCTGCCTTGTCGAGTTTTTTAAATTCGAACGCTGCTCGCGACTTCGAATTGTTCCGCGTGTCGGGATACGCCGACCAAAATTTTTCAAACTCTGCCGTGTACGGCTTGCGAGTTGGCTTTGGTTGCTGATCGTCCCTCTCGTCGGAAACGTCAGTTTCGGACAAAGGTAGTTCTTGATTCAACCTATCAATTGAAACTGGGATAGTACTACCAGTTACTGTCCCCCCGAGGGGGGTAAGGTCAGCTTTTCTGTCCTTACCTACGGGGGTAAGGACAGTATGTCTGACATTACCTGCGTCCGTAAGGTTACCTACGGGGGTAATGTTACCTACGGGGGTAATGTCAGACATACTGACTTGACCCCCGTAGGTAAGGTTAGCCGTCGTCGTGTCTTTACCTACGGGGGTAAGGTCAGCTTTCCAACCAAGAGCAGCCGGGCGACGAGTTTCGAGGAATTTTGCGATTGCGTTATCGTAATCTTCCTTGCTTGGTTTTGTGATCGTATAGTGTGCCAAAGCACGAGTGCCGCGTTCTGGCTGGCGACGCGATGAGATGATGTAACCAAAGCCAACAAGCTCTGAAATCGTCTTGGCTACCCCACTCTCGGAATATTCGGAGCGTTCTGCGATGAGCTTGTACCCTGGATACGCCATGCCAGTTTGAGAATTTGTAAAATCTATGATCTCCGCAATCACGCGAAGGTGCCGACGCTCTAGCCGGGGGTCGCGGATGCAATGAATAATGGCTTGCGTGCAGGTTAGCCAAAAGCCACGCTCCAGGCTGTCGCGCACGACGTCATCAAATGTTGGTCCGTTAAATCCGAAGGCGCTCATGACGCCACCTCGTCGCGAGACGCCCGGCGCAAGGTAGCCGCGAGGAACGCCAAGCGTTCTTCGTCGGTTAGATCCGCCGCAGACAAGCGATCAATCGTCAACATGGCCTGCGCAACTTTGGCAGCACATGGTTGATCTGGTTCAGCATTGGGCTTGATATCAATGTCCGCCATTGCGATTCTCCCGTGCAAGATCGGAGAACCGTGTGAGATCGCCTGCCCACGCCATGGGTACGATGCCAGCCTTGCCGTGGCGCTGCTTACCAATAATCACTTCAGCTTTGCCACGCACCTTAAGCATGCGATCCTGCCACGCACCAAAGTCCTTGTGGTCCATGTCTGGTTTTTCGCGCTCGACGTAGTATTCTTCGCGATAACAAAACAAAACAACATCAGCATCTTGCTCAATTGCGCCTGATTCGCGAAGGTCGGACAACTGTGGACGCTTGTCGGATCGTTCCTCGACCTTTCGCGACAACTGCGAGAGCGCGATGATTGGGATTTTTAGCTCTTTCGCGAGCGCTTTGAGGCCAGTTGTGATCTGGGTGATTTCGTCGTTGCGGGTGCCGCCCTTTTTGTCGGTCGTTCCCATCAATTGCAGATAGTCGATGATGAGAAGATCCATGCCGCGGCGGCGCTTGAGGCGACGGGCACGGGTTGCCAACCGGGCAAGGGATATCCCGCCCGTGGCGTCAATGTGGAAGGGGGTGGCAGCAATCCGCTGCTCGGTGCGGATAACATGCGTGGCTTGGCTTTCATCGTTGAACAGACCGCCCGTGATGATGTGGAGCGGGATGCCAGCCTCAGTCGCCAGCAGCCGGCCGCCGACTTCCTCGTTCGTCATCTCAAGCGAGTTGAAGTCGACGATACCGCCCTTATTGGGCAGATCGTGACCGTGCTCTTTCGCAGCCAGCACTTTGCGGCGCCGATCGGCAATGTTGAATCCGATGTTGGCCGCAAGCGCCGACTTCCCCATCGATGGTCGTCCAGCCAGAATGATAAGATTGCCGGGCTTTAGACCGCCGCCCAAAGCCTTGTCGAGATCGACGAACCCGGTCGATAACCCAACCTCAATACCGCCTGTACGGTACGCTTCCATGGATTGAGCGACAACGCCCTTAAGAACATTCCCAAGGCTGACGCTTTCGGGTGCGCTACCCGTCGACGCCACCGCATAAAGCGCTTGTTCTGCTCGCTCAATCGCTTTGGCTGGATCTTCGCCGGTCGATGTATCAGACGACTCCTGAACCAATTCATACCCGATGCAGATTAGCGCGCGCCTGGTTGCGAGGTCGAAGATCTGCTTGGCGTAGTCGGCCGCATAAAGCGTTGTGGTCGCGTTCGCGGCCAGCCGTCCCAAGTATTGCGGAACCGTCGTGAACGGGTTGACCGGCTCAGCGCTGTCAAAAAACGTCTTGAGCGTAATCGGGCTAGCCAGTTTCCCAGCAGCCACCAGTTCGCCGATGGTTTCGTAAATCTGACCGTGCAACGGATCGAAGAAGTGTTCGGCGCGGAGCGTATCGCTCACACGCTCATAAGCAGCGTTGCTGATAAGGATGGCGCCAAGCAGAGCTTGCTCAAGCTCAATGCTGTGGGGTAGGGCTTGATCGTCTTGTGGCTTAACGGATGGAGCAACCGCTAGGTCTTGTGGTTTGCCCTGAACATCTTGTGGATGGGGCTTGCACAACTCGTCCGAAACAGGTATGTCTTGCATCGTCTTGTGACTTTCAATTCGCTCGGCGGAGCGGGTTGATCCAAATCTAAAGCCTTCGACGTTTGCTGCGTTGGGGGCTTTTTCCGTTTAAAACCTAATCGTCAGAAAGCATTTCGGCCTGCCTGTCCAGGTTGACACGAGACACGCGCCCGGATTGAGCGGGGGAAGGCACCGATCCTAGTCTCGCACCGCAATTCAATTTCGTCGCCATCCGCGCCCTGCAATGAGCGTGAATACTTGCTCGCAGCCCCGCCGCGATTGCGACGAGGCCAACGGGCTTACTGAGACGTGCTGACGGGATCAGAGATTGTTGCTCGGCACCAGTCCCTAACGGCTGCCCCCGCCCGCATCTCTGTGGCCTCTCACTGGGTCTGATCCCTTGCAGAACATCATCCAGATACCCGGCTCTGATCCCCGCCCTGACCATCGGAACCTCTGGGGGCAGTCGTGTTCGAAACTGTGTCATGCGGCCATCGCGTGCCGTTCGGTTTCCGTCGGAAACTGCCGCGAAACTGATTTTACCAGTGGAAGCTCTGGCCATGGAATACTTGTTGCTTCTGGAGCAATGACCCATTCCGTCAACCGTTGTCGTTGGCGACCGGCAGGGTAATATGGTGTTTGTTTTTTGGAGACGCCCGGTAGCCGCTTGAGCGCGTCGCGCAAGGTGTTTTCCGCGGTCGGCTTGCGATTTTCCCCGGCGCAGTAGTCGGCATAAAACCCCGAGAGCGTTTCGTTGTTGTGCGTGCCGACGCGATCGGTTTCGCGCAACCACGCCAGAAACCGGACAGCGGCTTCATCACCGGGCAAGGCGTCGAGTAGGGCGCTGACTGAGGCTGCTTCCCGTGCCAAAATCACAGCTTCGCACTTGGCGATAGCATTGATATGTTGGCGGAGTGTACGGATTGGCGGGAGCACCATTCCAATGCTTGCTGCACGATGCTCGTATTTGATACGCCAGTCGGGCACTTGGTCGGCGTCATCGGGCCATTCGGCCGCTGTATCATCGCAGTGAGTGTCAACCGCCGTAAAATTGCCGTCAATCACTGCCACAGATAGCGCAGAGGGTGCCAATGCGGTTTTGATCGCATCAGCACCCCCCGTCACCGACGCCCCCCGGCGCGATCCTAGCAAACGGGCAAACCAGCCCTTGCGCGATGTCATATCATCAATCCCCTACCAGATTCTGCGGTGCCACACGTGAATGCAGTCGGCGATCCGCCAAACCGTCACGCACATCGGCAGCTAACAAACGCACGCATGTACTGGGACATTACTTTGACTCGACGCGAGATTTTTGAGCCTCCGTTAGAGGGACAAAATCATTCGCCGTAACCTTGCCGCCCGTTAACTCCCACAGGCGCACAAGCACATTTTTTTCAGGCATTCGCCCATCGTTTTCGTCCATATACCGGTACACAGACCGCTCTGAAACCTTCAGGGATTCAGCGATTGCCGGTATGCTCGTTTTCGTCTTGATGTGCCATGTGCGTAATTTCATAGGCGGAGCCTGACCGAACCGGACACACCTGTCAAGACAAAGCGACTTTATCCAATACCGCAAAAAAAGTTTGGATGGAAGCAAATTAGCTCTTGCGTTGTTGACCGTTTTGGTCAATCCTCTAGTTCTGACCGGGCAATACCCATTGAGGGTCCGCCTTAAAATGGCGAGTGGGCGGAGCGCGGAAAGGCATGCAGCGAGGCGTCAAGAGGGGTACGATTGATGTCTCGCTGCTACGTATTTTAACCATAGGAGATCAGTGTGGCCGAACAGCAACCACGGACAGAAATTCGCTTTTTAGGCATCGATCCTGAAGTTGATGTACGCGCAACCGATGCTGCAATGGAAGTATGTCGGCAGCATGGCCCGACCGCAGCGCGGATGATTCTGGCACTCAAGAAACAGGGCAAATTGTCGTGACAGAGCGCCAAGAACAAATCGAACACCATTTTCATTTTATGCCCAAGGTCGACGGCTTGCCCATCATGAACGAAATGATGATGGCACGGATTGAGCCTCATACGTCAGCTTATGGCTGGCGCGTGGTCTCAATCCGGGTGACGGGCGTGACAACCACCGTGACGGGGCGGAAAGAAGCGTTTTACCTTGATTTGCCGCCAGAAGGGTTTGTGACTGGCCATCTTTTCGAAGCCGTGGTCGAATTCTTGGAGCAAGAATTTGCGCAAACGATTCGCACGAAGGTTCAGGCATCAAGACTAGCGGCTGTTGCAGCCGGTCCCGCATAATATCATCAGGCAACCCACGCACATGAAACAGACAAAAATGATAGAGCCCCGTGTTCGCGAGATCGCCGCTGCCGTGAGCGCGCTTAGTTATGGCGTATCGCGCGATGAAATCTTCAGCAAAGCCCGCGCCACCGTCTACCATGTGGCGCACAATATCTACGGCAAATCGGTGCCGCACATTGCGTATTATTGCGGTGATAATGCCGAAGATAGTGTTCGGCGTTCGCTCGACAATTTGCGCGATCATAGGCTTCCAAACTCCGCTGACATCCTTGCCGATGCCGCCGCCGTTCGCACGCTTTCAGAGCGCTATGCCGCGGCTCGCTATGAACGCGAGACGGGCAAGCAGATCATTCCCCGCGGCCTTCCCATGGTTCGTGTCACGCAACGGGCTTTGGTTTTGATGGCCCAGCGCGCCGCAACCGATTCTCAAGAGAAAATCCGTGAGCCCGGCGACCCCCGCAATAAGGATTGGTGGGACAAAGGCAACCGTCGTTTTGCCAGCGCATGGCAGCCGTGACAAAGACCGAACAAGCCGCGTAGTCTCACCCCAGTTTTGCAGGAAATAACATCATGGCCCCGCGTAATGCAGTTGCCAAAGCTGAAACTTTAGTTCCCGCTGATATCGCACCCGTGTCCGAAGGCATGGCTATGGGCTCTTTGATTGAGCGTGCCGTTCTTGCCGGTGCCGATATCGCCACCATCGAGCGTCTCGTGGCGATGAAGGAACGCATCATGGGGCAGGAAGAAGCACGTGCTTTCAATGCCGCTGTATCGGCTGCCAAAGGTGAGATTCCGCTGATCGTCAAAAACAAGACGGTCGACTTCACCGGCAAAACCGGAATGCGGACGAACTACAAGCACGAAACCTTTGACGAAATCGCCCGCACTGTCGATCCCATTCTAGCCAAACACGGGCTGTCGTATCGTTTCCGCTCGCAACAAGGACAGGGCACGCTGATTGTGACGTGCATTCTTTCGCACGCGGCCGGCCACTTTGAAGAAACGACGTTGTCGGCGCCGGAAGACCATACCGGCAACAAGAATGCGATCCAGGCAATAGGATCTGCATCGGCTTACTTGCAGCGCTACACACTCAAACTTGCTTTGGGGCTCGCAGCGGCGGCCGACGACGACGGCAAAAAAACAAGCGCACCCCAAACGATTACACCCGAGCAAGAAGAAGCCATTCGCACCCGCATCACTGGCAATCCGGCGCATGACATCACGGCGTTCCTCGCTCACTTCCAAATCGAAACACTGAGTGAGCTTCCCGCCAGCAAGTTCAAAGGTGCAATGTTTGCCATGAGCGAACGCGAGAAGAACTTGGCGAAGGAGTCGTCCAATGACTGATGTAACCGTTCTCGAACCGTCCAGCGATGCGCTGATCGTTCTTGCCGAAACAGATGCGTTTGACGTTTTTGCAGCCGACACCACCGCGAAAATCGACGGCTACCTTGCGCAGATCCGCAAGCGTATTGACGCATTCGAACCTAGCTTGAAGACGAAGAAAAGCCGCGATGAAATCAAGTCGATGGCAGCCAAGGTCATCAAGTCAAAAACATACCTTGAAGCGATCGGCAAAGACCTGACAGCGAAACAAAAGCTGATCCCCAACAAGATCGACGCCAACCGGCGCCACATGAAGGACAAGCTGGATAAGTGGGCCGATGAAGTTCGCCAGCCCCTGACAGACTGGGAGAATGCCGAAGAATCGCGTGTATCAGGCCATATGGCAGCCATTGGCGCGGTGCGTGCTCTGACGGCAGGGGCTGCCACGGTCGAAAGCATTCGTGAACGGTTGGCGCAAGCCAATGCCGTCGAGATTACCGATGCCTGCCACGAATTCGCTAGCGACTACGTTGCGGCCAAAAGCGAAACGATTGCGACACTGACGGACATGCTGGCGAAGCAGCAGAAGGCGAACGCTGACAGTGCCGAACTTGAAGCACTTCGCAAGGAAAAGGCCGACCGCGACGCCGCCGAAGCGGAGCGCCATCGCATTGAAAAGGAAGCCGAAGCCAAGCGTCAGAGCGAGGCTGCCGCGGCCGCCGCTATAAAGGCTGCCGCCGAACGCGCCGAACTGGAAAAGACACTTGCCGCAGAACGGGCCAAAAACGCCGCTTTAGCGGCAAACCTCGCCGCCCAGCAGGAAGCAGAGCGCAAGGCGACGGAAAGCGCTCAGCGGGCTTCTGCCGAGGCCGCTGCAAAGGCTCGGTTCGAAGCCTTGGCAGCCGCTGAACAAGCCAAGCGCGAAGCCGACACGGCCCACAAGGCGAAGATTAACCGTGCGGCTGTTGCAGCGTTCGTCGCCGGCGGGATCGACGAGACGGTCGCAAAGGCTGCGCTCAAGCTGATCGTCACGGGGAAGATTCCAGCAGTTTCGATTTCATATTGAGAGGCACCATGAATTTAGACGATTGCACAACCGGCAATGAATGCGCCCAATGCGGGGCTAAATCTCCACCAGACGGCTTTACCACGAAAGAGGTTATTCATCGTAAGTACAACCCACAGACACGCAAGCAGTACGTCGGCAAAACTAAATTCACCGTCTGCAAGGGGACGGCATGCGGCGCACATCTTCAAATGGGACATGAGGGCTGAAATGAAGGTCATCGACTGTATTCAGGGATCTCCCGAATGGTTCGCTGCTCGCGCTGGCCGGGTCACAGCTTCCCGCGTAGCCGACATCATGCGTAAGGGCAAATCTGGCCCTAGTAAGATGCGGGAGACCTATAAGGGCGAACTGGTTGCCGAGCGGTTATCTGGCGTCCAAGAAGACGGTTTCAAATCTGCCCCGATGATGAGGGGGACCGAAGTGGAGCCCAAAGCTCGCGACACATACGCGTTTATGTTTGGCGCCAAAATTCAGCAAGTCGGTCTTGTCATCCACCCAACGATTGAGATGGCAGCGGCGTCGACTGATAGCCTTGTCGGAGACGATGGTCTGCTTGAGGTGAAGTGCCCTAATTCGAGTACTCATATTCAGACCCTTTTGGGCGAGCCCATCGACCCTGACTATGTCAAGCAAATCCAATGGGGTTTGGCCTGCACTGGGCGGCAATGGTGCGACTACATATCATTTGACGATAGATTGCCCCCCGAGATGCAATTGCACCGCATCCGCGTTCTTCGCGATCATGCAACCATTTTGGAGATGGAAATCGCTGTTCGCGCGTTTTTGAAAGAAGTCGACGAACTGGTTGAAGAACTGACGACGCGGTATCGGAGTGCAGCGGCGTGACCCCAGCGATGCAAAAGTGCTTGGCGTTTGTCAGCGGTTACATTGCCGAGCACGACGGCACATCGCCATCGTATCAAGAAATTGCCGATGCGTTGGATTACAAAAGCAAGTCGGCCGTCGTTCGCGTTGTGACGCTACTTCTTGAAGAAGGTAAGCTCGTCAAGTTGCGTGGGGCGCATAAAGCTAGGACTTTGGCGGTTCCCGAACGCGCATGCTGTAGCTGTGGAGCAAGGTTGCCATGAGTATTTCAGACCGTGCGCTAGGCAAGCCCATCGTGCCAGACACGATGCCAGAACACGAACAACCCATATCGGAGCAATACCGGATCGTTGCGAAAAAGTGGGTTGATGCCAATGCAGCGTCTCGAATGCTGCGCGAAATGAAAACCACGGTCTTAGAGCAGCAAAAAAACGCGCTCGTTGCGCTTGATCCAAAGCTCCCAGATAGCCACGCCGAGCGGCAAGTCAAAGCCAGCCCATCATGGGAAGAATACATCCGAAACATGGTCGACGCTGAGACGAAATCGAACCTCCTGGAAGTCCAGCTTGAGTATATCAAAATGAAGGACTGGGAGAGAAAAGACGCCAACGCGAACCGGCGCCAAGAAATGCGCATGGGCGGCAACTGATGCCTTGGAATGGCACACCGTGTCCGAAGTGCGGCAGGCGCAGCCACGTCATGGCTGGCGTGCTCGTTCCGGGCTGCGACAAGCGGGAAACTTACCTTGTGTGCTGGAAGGACAAGCTGTGCCGGCCGCTGCATACGGAAAAGAATTGGAAGCCGTTTGCCGCGCGCAAATCAGGTCAAATCGAATGGCGCAAGCACACGTCGACCCATTGGCAAACCGACATCGACGGCGAGTTGGTCGACTATTGGCCGTCAAAGCGCAAGATCCAGTTTCGCGGGAAGATTTTGCGAGGCGGTGAGTTTGAAGTTCAACAATTGGGGAAACTACTATGAACCGGCGTAACTGGTGGGATTTCCTGGAAATCTGGGAGCTTGAATATGCCAAACTCTGCCAGCGTAAGATTCGAGCGCTTGACGATGAACGTCTTGTTTGGGCGGCAAAGCGACAGAAGATCGTCAACCGTGGATCGGATCGATGCAAGAGCAACCCGGATTGGAAACCAACCAAACACGAGGTTGAACGATGAAGACTCCATTGCAGAGCAGTCTCGACTTCATCGCCAGCGAGATCATAGCCAACGAGACCGATTCAGCCCGCGATCAGGATCTCCAACGCGTGCATAAAATCCTCGCATGGTTGCAAGCCAACGAGGACACGATCAAAGCGGTAGCTGGCATTTTTAATACGTTTCCGGGTGCAATCGCAGTGAGTGGGGTGAGTGACGATGACGAAATTGAGGAAAGAGACGCCGATTCCAATTGACGAATGGCCGTTGATGGCGGGATTTCTCGCTGCCAAGAATGGCAAAATGTTCAGACGAGATCAGCCAATGGAATGGCGCAGGGGTTGGATGGCATGGCAGAGCAAGACGGACGGCCAGAAGATCTCCGTTGGCAGGAGAATCCAGATCGCGAAGCAAAAACGCGAAAGCCCCGCAACCGTTATCGGCCAAAGCGTAAGCGTAAAGATCCGACCTTACGCGAGAAATGTGCCGCCGCGCTCCTTACCATTTGCCGACCAGACGAAAACGGAATCCTCAAACCCGTAGTTGACCGTGAAGCAGCCAAGACGATGACACCTGATCAAATTATTTCGTGTTTTCAGTTTGATCATTTGGCGCTCCATGCGTTTGGTGGGTCAAACCATCCTGCAAACCTAGACCCAAAGCCGACAAAAGAACATCGCACCAAGTCTGCAAATGACACAAAGATCGTCGCCAAGAACGATCGTTTGGAGCCCGCACACATCAAATTCCAGCAACGGATGCTGGCCAAGGTCGGGCAGGCCGAACCGGACGAGGATCATGATGCAGACAACCACAAAAAAAACGGATCGAAACTCAAAGGTCGTGGATTTCAGACCGGCAAAAAGGTCAAGATCAAAAGCGCGGGATTTCGCGGCGCGCGCAAATTTAACGGCAACGTAAATTGGAAGGACCAGAAATGAACATTCAACAGGCTGCCAACGAGTGCCGGGTTGGCCAATTTCAGATCACCTACGATTGCATCAACGATCACTCATCCGATGCCATGCTGATTCTATCCGGCTGCCTCGTTATCGGCGCGATGGCGGACAATACAACGCAAACCGTCCGATACACCGCGATCAGCGCTGACTTCGACCCTGCCATTGCAGGAAAACCAAACCTGCCTCAATACACCGCCCTAGTTGCACCCGACGTCGACGGCCTCCCGCCCGTGCGATCATGGAGGCGGGTGAGCCCATGAAAAAACCATCGCCACGTGCGAAAACTAAAATAGGCGTCACGTTCGCAGATAATGCTGAAATGGCTTACGGCATTGCCGTGTCAGACTGCGAGAAACCCGGTTGCACTTGTGGAAACCTAGCGATTTTGCTGTTCAACACGGATCAAGAAGTCTTTTCTTTTTTTCGTATTTCACCCCACGCCGCCGAGCGGCTGGCGTTGGATCTGCTCAAAGTCGCTCGCGGTAAAATAGGGGGAAACGCATAATGGATTCTGCTGTTGCAACTATTTATGGTGTGCATGACGTCGAAATTCGCAACGCTTACGATAAGGTCATTGCGACAGGACGTGTGCGATTACACAAACCAGGAGCCCGGCCAATGGCCTTTGTCTTTGGCCAGCAAGTCGCGGTCAGCACGGGCGAAATCATCGGTACGGTGCGAAGTCAGCGCTGGATTTACAAAGTCCAGCCCGACGCATCTTTTATCAGAGACGAGGGGTCCCCATGAAGTCGAAAACTATTCGAGCCATCATCCGCAAAAAAGTTGACGAGTGGCACGCATCAATCACGGATTCATCCGTGCGGGCGCTGGCCGAAAAAGATACCATTGTCACGGGCGGCTGCATTGCGTCGATGCTTTTGAAAGAGCCGGTGAACGACTTCGACGTCTATTTCCGCACCAAGTCGACGGCATCCGCTGTGGCGAACTATTACGTCAAGCAATTCAAGCCAAAGCAAAAATCGGGCATCGACTGCGCGATGTATGTCGACGACACAACCTACCCCGACCGTGTGTGCGTCTACATCAAGTCGGCCGGGGTCGCTAGCGAAAATGGAACGGCCAAGCCCTACGAATACTTTGAAGGGTCGACGGACGGGGAAGCGAGCGCATACATTGCCGATGTGATGCAAGACCCCGGCGATGTACAAGACGACCAGACCGTTGCCGCACTCGCCGAATTTGAACGGTCCAATGCTGACAAGGCGAAGTATCGCCCGGTCTTCATGTCGACGAACGCGATCACGCTCAGCGATAAGATGCAGATCGTGCTGCGGTTCACGGGCGATCCTGACGAAATCCATCAAAACTATGACTTCGTCCACTGCACAAACTACTGGACTTCGAACGTTGGCGATCTAACACTTCGCCAACCCGCATTAGAGGCCATTCTAGCACGAGAACTACGCTACGTCGGCAGCAAGTATCCGATTGCGTCCATCATTCGGATGCGCAAATTCATCAAGCGCAACTGGCAAATCAACGCTGGCCAAATCCTCAAGATGGTTTGGCAGACGAATGAGCTTGATCTGACCGATATCAACGTCCTGCGAGACCAATTGACGGGAGTCGACGTTGCGTATTTTTCGGAACTGATCGGCAAAATCAGGGAGAAAGACCCAGAGAAGGTCAATGCTGCGTACATGATCGAAATCATTGATAGGATGTTCTGATGATCCCGCTCGCAAAACGGGTTGCGCGACGGTTTATCCCGACAAGACGTCAGGTCATTGTCGCGTGCTCACGTCTCGTTCTAGCTGGATTGCTACTTGCCGGGGCAAAATACGCCCCTGGACGGTCGGCAGAGTGGATCGCTACTCTAGGTCATGTTGCTATCGTCTTCGCCGTCTACGGCCTCGTGACGCACGCTGAGTCTGTTTTTCAAGACCACGTTGTGACGGCAATCGACCGGATCGAAGAACGCTGGATTGTCTGGAGACACTACAACCCGCGCGGCTCGACTTGGGACGAGATGCACTTAGGTAACGCGCTAGAAGCGCACAGACAACGAAAGAAGGCCGCCAATAACCAAGACGCAGATTTACGTCTTTTTCCATCACGCGGTGAGGCGTGCAGAACTCAAGGCCGGGTTACATAGTGCGGCCTCTGCCCGGAATTTTATATTCCGGGCTGCGTTTATGTCCGCAGGCTCAGCGTGCCCGCAGGAAACACAGGAGAAGGTGGCTTGATCAGGTCTGTTCTTTTTGTCGATTTGGCCACAACACGAGCAACCTTTGCTCGTGTTTCGTGGATCGACAAACAGCACCGGAATTCCAGCGCGTTTCGCCTTATAAGCGATGAACGATTGGAGTTGCCCGAACGACCAGTTTCCAAGCCGGGCGCGTTGGTTGCGGCGGGCCTTGACCCGGCTGCGGATGTTGGTCAGATTTTCCAGACCAATGCCGCGACCGGAGCGTTGCGCTTCCAAAACGAGAGCCTTCGAAATGCAGTGATTTTCGTGCTTTTGAAACCTCTGTTGTTTGCCGGACAGTTTGCGCAAACGGCGCTTGGCCGCTTTCGTGCTCCGCTTTTGAAGACCAGCGCGGCGGCGGGAAAGTTTCTTGCGAGCGGCTTCAATTTTCTCGCCCGAGTGCGCTCGGCCATCGCTATCCGTTGCAATGTTGACGATGCCAAGGTCAACGCCGAGCACATCCGTGGCCTCGATCAAATCCGGGTCGTCGATATCGCAGACGCAGGCCAAATAAAACAAGCCACGCACCAACATCAGGTCAATCTCGCCTTTACGAAAAGCCAGCAATGCGCGTTGCTGTTTCCCCATCGCGGTCTTGACTTTGATCCGGCCCGCGACCGTCCAGATCGACACGACGTCATCGGCCTTGAAACTGATGATCCGGTCGTCGTATGGCTGTGCCGCATGGTTGCAAAACGTCCGCTGCGTTTTCTTATCAATTTTGTAGGCGTCGGCAACCTTGGCAATGCAGCGCACCGCTGCTTGCGCGGTCAATCCAAACATCGCGCGCGCGTCGGCGTATCCGATCTTATGCAGATCGAAT